GTAAAGTCTTTTATTAGTGTTAATATTATAGAATTTATAATATTAAATTTTTTTAATTATTGAAAAATTGATTGGAAGATATATTTATAATCTTTTTTATTATAATGGATAAAGACCAAATTATTAAACAACTTCAAGAAGAAAACGCTTTGTTAAAACAGGAATTACAATCAACTAAAGAACATCTTAAAAGATATACAGCACCAGCAAGTAATAAAGTGTATTACGAAAATCATAAAGAAGAACAAAAACAACGAGTGCGTGAGTATAAGAAGAGAACTAATTACAAACCTACTCCAGAACAAAAAAAAGAATATAATAGACAAGCATATTTACGAAAAAAAGAAAAGTGTAAAAAAGAACAGAATACCGAGAATATTTAGGAATAAGTATTAAATTAAATTAATTACTTAAATAATAAAATATAGTTAATATATAAATATGGGAGGACCTTCACCTTTATGCGAACATGGAGGAAGACGATATGTTTGTATTCCATGTAGAGGAAACGGAATATGCTTTGATGAAACACATAATGATACGCCACGAAGAAAATCAAGATGCAAAGGTTGTTCTGGAATAGATTTATGTATTCACGGAGAACACAAAAATAACTGTATTGAATGTAAAGGAGCTTCTATATGCGAACATAATAAACGAAGAAGACGATGTCCTATATGCAAACCAAACAGCAAAGAACTATGCCCTTGTGGAAAAACTATTGCTGGTTGTGAGAAATGTTGCGAAAAATGTCCTTGTGGAAAAAGATATTCAAGATGTAAAATACACGGTGGTAGTCAATTATGTAAAGCACCTTTATGCGAAACAAGAGGTATTACAAAATATAATGGATATTGTCTTCCTTGTGTCCTTCACTTTCACCCTGAGATTGAAGCATCACGCAACTTTAAATTAAAAGAAAAAGATGTAGTTGAAAAAGTTATTGATAAATTTCCTGATTTTGGTTGGATTGCTGATAAACAAATTGAAGGTGGTTGTAGTAAAAGACGACCGGATTTATTGCTTGAACTTGGAAGCCATATTGTTATTGTGGAAATAGATGAAAATAAACACGACACATATGATTGTTCTTGTGAAAACAAAAGATTGATGGAAATTTCTCAAGATTTAAGTCATAGACCTATTTCGTTTATACGATTTAATCCCGATAGTTATGTTAATGAAAATGGTAAAAAAGTATCATCTTGTTGGAAACTAAACGGTTATGGTGTTATATCTGTTCCTAAAACAAATGTAAAAGAATGGGAAAATAGATTAAACATTCTCTTTCAACAAATTGATTACTGGATAAACAACGCTCCTGACAAAACTATTCAAATAATTGAACTCTTTTATTAGTGTTAATATTATAGAATTTATAATATTAAATTTTTTTAATTATTAATAAAACATGTATTAACAGCATAATGCAGTTAATTTAATTGCTATAAGCCACTCCAGCCATACCGGACATTACACGGAGAACATTGTAATTGACGGCATATACACGGACCTTGGCGGTGTTGGTTCCGGATACGGTGTTGGAAGAAAGGACAAGTTGAAGAACAGCGTTGTCAATTCTGGAGAAGTTGCAGCTTCCAGAGGGTTGGTGTTCCTCAGGGCGAAGAGCGAATGAGTAAACATTGATACCAGCATCGGGGCTACGGGTGTGGTGTTGGTAAGGTTGGACTACATCAAAGTAGGAACCCTCACGCTCGGAGAAACGGTCTTGGCCGTTAAGTTGAAGCTTAGCGGTTACGACAGGGTTCTCACCCCAGCAGTGCATGTCAAGAGCGGTCTCAGCAAGAACGAATGTTCCAGCATCAGATACACCTGAACCTTGGACTGTGGAAGCATCAGTACGACCAGAAGCGAATACTGTTCCTGAACGGTCAGCAGCTGTGGTTCCATTACCAGTTCCTGTAACATCTACAGAACCAGGGGTCTCGAATACACCAGAGTTGATGAAGGCTGTGGTTCCGGAAGTCTCACCTTGAGCACCGAAAGCATGAACAGCGTTGGGAAGAGCATCAACAGCATCTGTGTAGTTGAAAGGTTGAGCACCAAGAACCTTGAAAAGGGTGGAGTCGTGTTCCAAAGAAGCACAGTAATCTACATTAGCATCAGGTTGGACAACCCATACAAGCTCCTTACAAGGGTGGTTGAAGTTAAGCTTGATCTTGTTGGAAGAGGAACCAACAGATTCGTCACCTGTGAATTGAACTTGCTCAATGAGGTATTCATGAGGGTTTTGAGCCATCTTGCGGCGCTCATCAGTGTCAAGGAATATATAATCTACATAAAGAGAAGCAGCTACAAGGGATTGTTGGTAAGCTGTGGATACAGATACTGTGCTAGCGCTGGTTCCTGTTTCAAGAGTGGAAACAGCCCACAAGCACTCACCAATAGGACGGAAGTCAATGTTAATCTTAACTTCGTGGTATTGAAGAGCAATCAAAGGAAGGGCAAGTCCAGGGTTGCGGCAGTACCAGAACATAAGAGGAACATAAAGGGTGGTCTCAGGAAGAGCATTGCGAGGAGCACATACTTGAGCAGGTCCTCCAGATGAAGCACAAGGTCCAGAAACAGCAGCGAAGGTAGGATCACAGATGTAGGTAAGAGCTGTGGTGTTACCGATCATCTTGTTGTAACCATCTTGGTGCTCCTTGGAAAGGGTAAGTTGATTCCAGATGTGCATCCAGTCACCATATTGACGGTCAATGCGTTGACCACCAATCTCAATCTCTACTTGAGCTACCAATTGCTCACCAGGGCAATCCAACCAACGAGCATATACATTTCCAGATGCGTTGTGGTCTTGGTTGATCTCAGGAAGAGTTACTTGAAGATAGGTGCGGTAAGCAAGATCACCGTTTCTGCTGATTGTGCAGGTTACACGACGGCCGAAATCGGCTTGGCCAGAGAAAGTTTGTTCAATACTTTCCATAGCGAAGTTTGTGTGGCGTCTGTAAGATACCTTCCAGAAGGTAATTTCGGGGGTTCCAGTAAGGAAAACGTCTTGGGCGCCATAGGCGACAAGTTGCATAAGTCCACCAGCCATTTTGAGCTATATACACTTACTATAGAAAATAATTTCACAAGATTTAATTTAATTCTTTTATTTTATTCATTTTTTACTTTTATCTAAAATCTCCTAAATAATTTGAAAAAATCATTCCTTCTATCACACCATTTACGCTAACTCAAAATATATAATAATTACTATATATTTTACGCATTGCCTTCCCATTATACAGTTGAATTATTTTTTAAAATTACATCTTGAGAAAAATTTGAAATCAAAAATCTTTCTAAATAATTTTCTTGAAAGATTTCTCTTTTATTTTCATGCTTCTTTGTAAATACATAACTTTCTTTATCTTTCTTCACTGACCACCCATCTTCCAATGCATTTATTAAAAAAATCATCTTCTGTAATGTCGCCTTATCATTCTTTATATTTTCTATTGAATCTAACACTACCCTTTCCATTAAAATACTAAAAGAATAACATTTTAATATACCTACGAGTTACACTACAAATAATGACCTGATTTTTGGATTATTTGTTACTTCATCTAATTGATGTGTTGCTGAATATTCCTTGTAATCATCATAATTTAAATCTATATCATTATTCATTGCAAATACCGTTATTGGTCTTGCAGTTCTTTTCTTTAAAGTATCTTGAAAAGATATTACTGTTTTTACTTTTGAATCATCCTTTTTCGCCTTTATTGAATATAAATGACTTCTTCCTATTGATATTATATGCAACCCACTGTGTCTATTTTTCATAATGATATCAGGCCAGTCTGTATTCGCTTGATGATTTCTTTTTAATTCATCGTATTTTGATATATTTACCGACTTTTTATCTAAACCTATATGTTTCTTTCCATACCCTAACTCCTTTATTTCCTCCATTTGATTTTCCCCTTCACAAAAATAATATGCGTTCTTTAATATTTTTTGCAATTCTTCACTCAAATTTGGATACAACTTAATTATTAAATCAAATATTAAATCCCCATGATGAGCGTCCCCTACTACAATATACCCTCCATTCTTATTTCGCTTAATTGCTTTCTCTATACTTGATAAATCCTTCATTAACTTCGGTTTGATTTTTGATGCACTCTTTTCCTCCATTTCTATAATTTCATCTAAATCTAACGCCTTTGTTAATATTTCCCCACTTGATAATTTCGCCAACGATTCCTTAAATATTTTCGTTTTTAGTGTCTGATTCATCGGTTTCTTCTTCTTAGAACTTGTTTTGTTTTTATTTGATGAATTTGGCTTATTATTACTTACTTTTCCACTTTTTCCGCTTTTTCCTGATTTATTTGTTTCCATTTTATATTATTAATATATATTTTCTTCACATCTATTTCTAATACATACTTGTAAAAACTATCTTTGTAAAAATTACTCCATATCCACATATTATAACGATACTTTGCAAACAATATGTTTCTAATTACTTTTTTATGATACTCCTCGTATATGTTCTCATACTCCAATATTTTATCCACCAATTCCATCGGTAATCTCAAAAAATTCATTGTATCTAATATAATGAATTTATAATTTATTTCTATTTATTCGCTTTTCTTGTTTGTCTTTTTTTACTTTTTTTACCATTTTTCTTACTCTTGTTTCTTCTTTTTCCTCCTTTATTACCATCACCTTCTTCTACTTTTCCAAATACATCTTCTTCATCACCACTTTTTTCACCAGCACCATCACCATCACTATTAGCAACAGCACCATCACCATCACCACTTTTTTCACCAGCACCATCACCATCATTATTAGCAACAGCACCATCACCATCACCTGAACCATCACTATTAAATTTTACATTATTAAATTGTATCATATAGTCTGCATAAATATAACACACTTTCCATTGTTCAATTGTAAGAGCTGAATCTGACAGACTTATATTTTTACTATCTGGATCAAAAAATGTAGCTAATACTTCATCCATTCTTACCATTTCAAAATATTGTTTATCCGCAACAGCATCAAGTTCTTGTGTATTATTATCAATTAACTTTGCACTTTTTAAATTACGTGTTAAATTATCAAAACTAGGTATAAATATATTTTCAAATATTGTTTTATTTAATCCCAATAAATTTTTTAGAATTCCATTATCAGTATCAATTATTAATTTGTAAATTTCCTTTGCTTCGTGGT